GTTTCTGTGACTTTATTAAAAGCCTTTTGATCTTCTGCTGGTAAGTTTTCTAAAGCCCAACTAACCATTTGATTGTAAGCTTCATCACCACCTATTGAATCTTTTATACCTTGTATTTGTGAGGTTGCTATCTCTTCAGCAGTGCCTTCACTTGCACCTCTCAGTCCATTTAAATAAGTGTCGATGACCTGTTTAGAAAAACCTGCTTCTCCTAACTTGCTGTAATCATCTTCATTGATTTCACCTGTTTCTTGAAATCTATTAGAGATCTCCTGTGGATCAATACCAACTTCTTCTAATACTGAAGCAAGACCATCACCATAGAACTCTTCTGCATTAAATTCTGGTTCTGTAGTTTCTGTTTCTTCTTCTGTTTGAGGTTGATCTTCTTCTGTTACCTGTCCTAACTTA